CAGCGATTATTCAGATTTCCCAAGAGATGACACATACGAAGCTAAATTTATTGCTAACATTAATGATGAGTTATGGGAAAAGCTATTAAACCATAATCATCCTATATTGGTATTAGAGAATTACATTGTGGAGTCTTATAAGTATATACGTAAGTTACAACCAAAACCAGATATTATAACTTACAAAGGAGAGGAGTATGAAGTTGATATAGTAGAAGTAACTTCAGGTCATCATCAAGAAGCTACTTTCCATTGTTATAAGATTAGTAAATAATTTGTAAAACCCACTAGACTAACAATCCAGTGGGTTTTTATTGCCTATAGGTTTCTCTTTCTTGTTATTTTAATATACCAACCCCTCACTTTAACCGTACAATCTTCATCTGAACTTAAAGAAAAATGACCTCCTCCATTTAATGTTCCCTCATTCCCTATATAAAAGCTGTTATACTCTGTAATAGAGTGAGGCGCAGCACTCTTATAATTAAACTGTGTTATAAATGGTAGATTATAAGTGTTACTGCCTAAATTCAATTTAACATCTATTGCAGTGTTAGGTGTAGTTGTAGTAACTTCTATGTCTAATCTTATATCGACAACATCTCCTAATGATAACATGCTCCAATCAAACTGACCTGTACTAGCATTCCATACATCCTCAATACCTCTAGGTGCATACTGTCTTGTAGAATAAGCCCCTAATCCATCATTAGTCAATGCCACTTCTCCTGCCGACTCTAGCACTGTAATAGGGGTTACTAGAGTAGCTGTATCATTATAATCCAGAAACCCTGTCTCCCAATAGCCATATAAATTATTGTGATGAGGAGTGTTAGTATTAGCTATAATAATCATACAATCACCTCTGGGGTTAGCTCAGCACCTAGTGTAGAGATAGCTTTAGCCCATATTCTTAAACTTCCTGTTGGTATTATGGCAAGAGAATTAGGAAACCTATGAGGGTCTAGTATCTTACCTTTTGTATCATTATGAGATGGCTCAGAAGATTGTTCTATTAGTTTTATAGATCCAGTACCTTCATTATATAAAGAGAAAGCTGTGCCTACACTAATACCTGATTCTGTATTTACATCTACCCAAGATTGCCCTATAGATATATTCGGCAATGTCTCTGCCATATTATTTTCCTTTATTTATATATGAAAAAATCCCCTAGCTGATCTACGAGGAGGAGGACGTAGGGCTAGGGGATGGCCAGCGATGTTATTAAACATCATTATTTTTTATTATTATTTTATCTAAGAACTTAGAGAAATTATCTTTAGGTATTACTTCAAATTCACATTGCAAGTCATAAGATGTATAGATATATATCTGAGACTCTGGGTGTGTATCCTGTATTTCCCTTGCTAATTCTAAACCATCTTTAACACCTAATAGGTAGTCTACCAGAAAGATATCATAATCTACTAATTCTTTTACATCTATATCTTCATCTACTACTTTATATTTAATCACTTTCCTAGTTTCAAGTACAGCAGATATGAGATACCTGTGAGCTTCATTATCATCTATGTAGACTATTTTAATCATTCTTATTGCTCATCAAGTAATCCATTGTTTTACTAAACATTTCTGTCATCTGAGTATTAGCTGCTCTAGCTTCTAGTATTACCCTTTGAGATTCTTTATTTAGTTCATTAAGTTCAGCATTAATCTTTTTAGTGTCAACTAACTCTTTAGTTAGTTTAGCTTTATCTCCTAAACAAGTAGCTCTTTCTTGCTTAGCCAGTTCTAATTCTTCCTTAATGTATTCATCACTTACTTTCTGATCTTGTCTTGATTGTGTATTATGTTTCGCATTTTGTCTCACAATGACAAGTACACATATAGAGACAATAAGTAGTGCTAATATAACGATGGTATTACCTCCCCCTACTTCCGCTCCTAAATTTGTTATTTTTTCTATTAGGATTCCTATTTTGTCTATCATTTAACCACACCTTTAAAACTGAGATAATAAGACAACACATAATCCCCAATAAACTGAGATATTCCGTTTCCGACATTTTTAGCCCTACCTTTTCTATCGTACAAGTAGTAAGCAGCTATTAAGTAGTAGGTTATTATCATGCAACTATATATCCACATCTCTCCTAGTAGTATAGCAGGTGCATATCCAGTAGTGTCATATATAAGGTTACTTGCGTGTATGCCTAAATTATGATACCATTGAATAATACCTAATACATTTATCACAAGTTCAACACCTAACAGTGTCATCACTGTACACCGTAGCCTTGATGGAGACAGAAGTGATAATAGTGTAACACCTATTGTAACACTGATAGCATTTATAACATAACCATATCCATCCCGTATTTCATACTCTAATAGGAAAGATAAACCCTTAGTTATTTCTGGTAGTAAAGTTGCTAACACAAATACACCACAAACTAATACCCCTTGTTTAGTAGGATGGGTTAGTGTATAGTATATACAAAGGCATACTAAGGATAACCAAAGTATTAACATATTAACTACCCCTTATTTTAGGCTTATCTGAGCTATCTCTTGAGGTTCTAGTTGGACTTGACATTTGACACCTTTAACTTAATTAATTATTGATTTATAGTGTAACCCTATCCATACCCTTAAAACATAGCCCTAGACGGGCTTAGATTCCATTCTGAGAGCATTTCTCTATTTATGTGTAGGGTAGGATAGGGTCTAAACTACGTGAGCTTAGAGAGGCTTATAGGAGCTTCTAAGATTAACCTATACTATCTGTCTGTGTTCTATTCTTCTTATCATAAGATCGCATCATTCCTATACCTAACATGCCTGTAACCACAGAAAATAAAGCACCCGTCTCCAGAACAGGAGGTGCTGCTACATCTGGATATGCAAAAGCAATAACCCATAACAACAAAGGATATAATATAAACTGGTAGGCCATAGCCACACCTCCTATCCACCCTATAAAAGGTCTCCACCCTGCTACAAATATACTCTTATGACCAGCCTCTACTGCATTTACTTTGAGCTGTCCAAGCATTAGTTGTACATGCGTATTCAGCTTGTGCATATCTCCAGACTGCCTAAGCTCTTCTAGTTTTCTTACTTCCTCTGCCCTTTTAATAGGATCAGGCCATATACGCTCTATGGCACTCTTACCCAAATCAAATATAGCACTTAATGGATCAAAACTCATACCACCTCCTCACACTTATATTCTTTAACATAAGCCTTATAGCAATGTTTAGGATCATTAAATAACCAATCAATAAACCTCTCAAATGGATAAATATATGAACTCTCTAACCCTTTTGCTCTCTCTTCTGTTGCTTTCTTACCTGTCACTCCACTAACAGTTTTATATGTAGTAGAGTACAAAACAGATGCTCCCATTACATCTATTCCATGAGCTACCGCAAATATATAAAAGTTAAACTCTTCAAAGTCTGTTATTTTATATATAATGTTTCTTATAATAGCTAATGGAATTAGCAGAAGAGATGCAAATATAGCTAAGATGAGTAATCCTAAGTTTCTTATCATGGTGTTACCTGTATACTAAGAGTTGACTGCATTATACCAGATATCATAGTTTTCTGATGTTTGTCTAACTCCATCTAGTAGAGCTGCTTGTAGTTCAGTTTCATTTAATGTTTGCTTAATACCATTAACATCCGTTACTTGTACAGTTGTAGTTAACCCACTCTGTATTTTTAGTAGTAAACCGCGTAGTACAGGGTCATCGTATTTACCTACTTGTAATGGACGTACAGTGATTATGACATTAGGGCGCACTTCATAAGTTTGAGCCAGCCAAGCGTCATTCCTAACTTGCTCTGCACTAAGAGCTGTTATGGCTAGATATTCAGGATTATTTATATCTACAGGATGTACATCAACATTACTATTATTAGGCTGAGGGGAGTTATAAAACCCAATAGCTTTCCCATTATCTCTAAACAAATATGGCATTATAATTGTCCTCTTTTCATCTTAAATCCTAAAGTTACATATCGTAATGTGACAGATAATGCAGAATGTCTAGCTATCTCGGAAGAACTATTGGTTAATATCCCTGTTATTTTACTACCACCTTGATCATTTGTTGCTCCAGACATACCCCACGTCATAAAAGGGTTCACTGTAAGAGAACCTCCCAGATCGACCGCATCAGGGCTACTAAAATAGTGTGCCCCGTTTACGAGCGTATGTATATTAAAATCTACCTCGACTGGAAATCCAGAAGGAACAGAAATAGCATCTACAACTCTATCAACCGTAGATGCTCCGTTAAATTCTAGTATAGGCGTTTTCCAATCACATCGGTCGTAGTGTTGTATGAAATTTATAATATTAGAGCTAGAGTCTGTTACTACTGACCACAAATGTTGTACATCTACTGCACCACTAATCCCTAACAGAGAAGCACCTGTTAAGTCTGTCGTATATGCCCAATCAACTACTCCATCATCAAACAATATTGCAAGGCAATGGTAAGTCGTATTTACAGTTAAACTGTCATTAGAATCTAATCCACCAGCAGAGCTTTTAACATAAGAGCTGTCTATGGCTTTTGTTATAACACCTGATGATTGTATAAGTCTAGCATTTTTACCTATAGTAGTAAAAACCGTAATATCCAAATCGTGGTCTGAATCTGTACCATTACTTACTGCACCACCTGATATTACACCTCTTGTGGCAAGACTGATAGTATTGCCTTTATTATCCCAGTATGTATTGGCTATATCTAATTCTGGGTCTTGGTTACTATGAGATTGTTTTGCCCTATACAATACCCCATTCCTGTCACAATACCCTCCACTTAAAAATGGAAAGTCTGTTGTCCAAGGGATAATCCCACCGTGCCCTTGTTTACTTACTGCTCCAGACATTTGCTTGGTAGATCCACCCTGATCTGTGATAAACAAATCCGTATCTTGTAAGGCTGTATTAACTGCCCTTTCTGGTATTGTACTTGTCTCTATAGGGAAACTTGTTAATGTTGTCATATCTTATCTCTTATCTCTTTAAGCTGTTTTCTTAAATACATTTACACTTTCAGTGCCTATAGTATCTGTACCTGAAAGAGTCCATGTACCTCCTAATCTTGTACTGATAGTTGTAGCATTCTCTGCTGTAGTAGTTATGTGTATATCTCCTACAATATATCTTTCGTCTAGGTGATCTATCCAAGAGAATATGTTATTAAATTTATAATTTAGGAAAGGTCTAGGCCACTTCCCCCTCACAGAGATACCACTACTTTGTAATTGAGTAGGGGGTAAATATTTATTAGGATAAGCTTGCAAGCCATCTCCTTTTTCTAAATCATACTGCTCTACAATATCTGTAGCAGCCCATTGTAATTTCTCACTTGGTCTTTCAGCCATTTACTATAATCCTGTTGTTAGTTTCCAAGCTAGAATAGAACCATCACTTAATTCTATAGCTTCATTATTGTTAGTAGTTAAGATACCTGCCTCTGCAATAAACTCAGCAGTATCAAATATCTCTGCCATTGGATTAATTATTTCTTCATCCATTTCTGGTAAAAAAGAATGCTCATTACTCCATGATTCTATATAGGAAGGTGTAGCTAATAATGAACCATCCTCTAATTCTATAGCTTCATTATTGTTAGTGAGTATTAAATCCTGAGAAGATAATATCTCTGAGCCTACAAAAGAGTCACCTTCATCATCGAATACTAAAAGTGTACCAACACCAGCGGCAGCTATTTTATCTAATGTTATTGCTAAGTTTCTAGTAGCACGTCTATCTACATATCCCATAAAGAAAGCTGGGTAGTATTCAAATAATTGAGGAGATGGACAACCTGTTATAGATGCTAGGATATCTAGTATCACTGGCTCTGTACCATCTGAATTATTAATTGCTATTCTTCTCAGAATAGCTAATCTATACTCATCATCTTCCATCCCAGCGCGAGGTACATTATATAACCTGCCATAGTTATTTAACTGCTCACCTACAGCAACTAAAATACCCCTATCTTCTAACAGTTGAAATATAGTATCTTCTACTTGTTGTAACTCTCTTAATGGAGTTTCTAGTAATCCTTGTGCTTTAGGTTTATCTTTCCAGAAATCTATTAGGAAGTCTAGGCCTTCAGCAACTACATCTTGTTTAATAGGTGTAGCCATTAGATCACCTCGACAGTTATATCTGAGAGTATAGTCCTAGCGTATTCTGAATCTGAAATAGATAACTTAGTTGTTTGCCAATTAACAGGATTAGGCGTATCACCTTGATTAGTTATTTGTTGTACACTTACTATAAGAGCCTCTAAAGAACCTACTGCTGTAATAATTCCACCAAAGTAGTTAATAGGTATTACATCCTGTCCCAGTGATAGCTGATCTGTACTCTCTACAATAGATGCTTTAATTAAGTCAACACCATCTGTAGGAAAACTAGTCTCTGTGTGTTCTGTATATTCAATCTTAAATGCTAAGTTAATAGTAGGTGGCCTAGTAATATATATAGTCTTTTGAGTACCATATTTATTAGTCGTTACTACACCTGTATTACCATAGGATTGGATACCAGCAGGTTTAGCTACTCTTACTGCTATAGCTATATCTAAATCAACACCGCCCTGTACAACAGTCTCAAAACTATTAGCAGGTCTTCCTTCTCCATCAACAACACTTGTATCATTCTCTGTAACCTTAGCTACTGTAACACCTTCTGTTACTGTTACATCATCTTGTATAGCTTCTACTGTAGCCTTACCACCTGTGCCTTGAGTAGTGAGCATCCTTGTACGGTATATCTCATCTGACTCTTTATCACGTCCTGTGACATAAGCAGTGGGATTAGTAGTAACTACATTAGAAGACGTAACCATCTTTGTAACACTGTTAGATGGTGCATCAATAGATCCAAACTCTTGTGCTTCTACGTAACCTAGAGATGTAACATCGTGTGTTGATATATAAGCCAATGTAGATACTTTTAATACTTGATTATTAACACCTTCAATAACTAAGTAAGTATTATCTGTATCTAACGTGGCTGTAAATAACGTAGGACTTGTTGCATCAATAGATGCTTTTAATCCTGTAATTATCTCTAATGCTGTAGCACTACCATCACTTGTAAATGTGTAGGCTATATCATTGATATTAATTCTATACAATGTAGAATCTAATACTGTGTTGATAGAATACTCTACTCGTGTACAAGCATTAGTTGTAATAGTAAGAGAGGATGTAGTGACAAACCTATCTAATGTATTAGGGTTTTCTAATACAGCACCAGCATTTAGTACGAAGCCATTTTGCTGTGTAAACCTTTGTGTAGATGTAAATGACTTAGCAGCTGCTTGCCTAGGAACATTCAGCAATACACCTATATCATCTAAACTTGTACCCTCTGCTTTAAGAGGGTTTTGAGAGTTAACTACTACTTCTAACGCCTCCTCTACTTCAGATATCTTTGTTGCTAAGATATTAGCATCCTGTCCAAACTTTTCATCATCTCTAATAGTTAAGTCTGGATGTACTAATTCTTGATAAGAAGACAACATACTATCTAGTACTTCTGGTTGTCGCCTTATTGTTAAACCTTCGGCTGTTAACTCTGCCATTCCCCCTCCTAATTATTAAGAAACAGTAAGAGATAAAATATTATCTACTGTTAGTGTACTACCTGAACTTGTTACTGCTGTAAATGAGATACTTAATTGTCTAGTGGGTTTATCTAGTGTAGACTCATAAGTTGTAATACTTTGTATATTCTCTCTATCTAAAATATCTTGATATATATAAGAATCTAGTAATTGCTTAGTTGTCTTACCAAGTAATTGTATGTTATTATTATCATTCTTCAGATAAGGGATACCAGTAAGTATATTGAAATCCCATTCACCTCTATAAGTAGATAGACTTATCAACACTTGTTGTTTACTTGATTGTTCTATTGTACTTGTATATTGTGGAGAGCCATTTACTATAGCTATATCTCCACTCTCATCTAGGAGGTAATCTATACTCATATCTAATCTCCTATAAATATATTATCTGAACCTGCTGATAATGTGTGTCCACACGAAGCCGCATCGCCTGTCCTGCAAACAGCTATACCATTCACAAAGACTGTGGAACTCCCTTCCACCATTGTAGGGGATGCGTGTACTCCATCCCCATGTCCTGTTACTGCCGCCCCTACTAAAACTATAGGACTTCCATTCACTATAACATCAGGAGCTATAACGCCTATAATGATGTCACCTGCACTGTCAACACCTACTCTTCCAACACCCTTCATAAGTAATCCTAAGTGTTCATATTTATATTAGCTGCTGTGAGTGTTAAATCACCTGTTGTAGTTATAGTAGAATTACCACCTACTACTACATCATAATCTGTAGCTACGTTTAAACTGACACTCCCACTTGGTTTCATCCTCCAACTACTACCAGCAAACTTTATTTCTACGTCAGTGGGGTTAGGTTTTAAGTTAGATGTTGTTGTATACAACCCAGCTATGGCTATTGCATCTGTTACAGAATGATGTCTAGTGGATGGGGTTGGTAATACTTCTTGTCCATTACTAGCTTCCCAGTTATCTAAGTTTCTCATTGAGAATAACAAGCAAACTCCATCTCCCTCTTTAATAGGGAAAGATATAACTGCACCTCCAGCAGAAGGCATAATAACAGGGACATTATCTATTTGTTGTGGAAGTAAGTTAACACCATCTTGGTATAATCTTCCAATAAGAGGTTGTACAGATATGGTTTGTAATGTACTATAATCATCTACATTAACTACTTTAGCAGGTAACATAGTGTAGACATCCGACCTTATCTTATCCTCTATTAAGGAATTTATTAAATCTATATCCACTTACTACTCCAACCTTTTTAATGTTAATTCTGTATCCCAAGCTGCACCTTCGAAGTCCAAGGTGTACTTAATAGTCTCAACCTCATAACTACCTTTTAAACTAGAACTTGTATCTAACTTAACAATATTAGGTAATCGAATCCTACCATCTAAGAATGTAACTGCTTTAATACCAGACTTGCTACCTTGTGTTATTGATATACCAGCAGTATTCTTCAAAGGTTTAACTGGATGTTTCAATAAAGAGTCTGTTAATGTGAAACTTTCTTTCTTCTTTACATGTCCGTATAGCGAGCCATCTGGCTGTATGTATAGTTTACCTAAGTAAATATAGTATATATAATTAATCTCCTTGAGTACTTTAGAGAGTTCCTGTAGGACATTTCCTTCATACACTCTTCCATTAGGGAGTGTTTTTAATAGAGGTTCTAAGTACTCAAAATCAGACTCTTGTGATCTTCTCGATGCTAGTAATGTCCTGCTAATGGTATAAGGTCTATATATAACAGGGCGAGGATCTGGTAATCCTTCGTAGAACTCTCCTAGTGGGAGTCCATTTTCACCTAACGTGTTTACTAAGCTCTTAATAAGTGTCTTATAAGTTGTTTTAGGAGCTACTGAACCGCTAACTCTAAGATTACTTATTATATTCTGAGAGTCTTTACAGACAATAGTTGTTACACTGTCCTTACCTCTATTCTCAAAGGCTGTAAATACTGTTGTAATATCCCCTGTAAATATGACAGGTAAATCAGAAGATGAGTTATATCCTGCTTTTAATATAACCCTATCATTCTGCCTTATACTCTCTTGGGATTTTTCTGAGATATTGTATATCTTAATAATAACAGCGCCGTTAGTTCCAGATTTTGTGTAAGTTATAGTAGTAGTAAAATGATGCTCTGTTAATACTATTGCACCTGCTGTTTGCTTAGTGAAGTTATTTATAAGACCTGTACTACTAATTTCGTTTTGATTTATTGATACATCTTCTGGTATAAATCTGGCAACTGATAACTCATACTTTCTTATCCAGTTAGTCACTAAACACCTCATCTATCTCTGAAGGTGTAAAATATATAAGCTCATAGTCTAAGTCTACACCTAAGTTATCAAAACCTACTGGCGTTGTAGTATTACTCTTTCTAAAACAGATAATATCGCCTTCAAAATTATCTAATCTATATCTGGACAATAGACTTTGATTTTCCATAACCTTTACACCTAACTTCAATGCTGTGCTATCTGAATTGTATATATCGAAATACCACCTACTGTCCCTACTATTAAATCTAAACTTAAAGTCATAAGTATTTAATCCTAACGATACATTAAATAAATCAGTGGTTGTGGATGGCACTGGTATGATACTTGGCATATAAAACCTATTTATTACTTAGAAAGTAAATCTGAAAGAATTGAATTTCTACCTAGAGATCTTCTCCTAGCTTCTAATGCTGGATCAGTTTTAGAAGATGTATCTTTGGTAATAGGTGCTTCTTTTGGTGTCTCAGGAGGTATGATTGTAAGACTCTTTACTTTCACAGATGACTCTACAAAACTTCTAGTAGCTGGTGCTATAATTCTTATTTTCTTAAAAGATAAAGATACCTTATAAGAGGAAAGTGTACCACCTGCTATACCATTTTCAGGATCTTGTTTAAAACTTGCATTCAATAATACACAACTGTTTATTACCCTTATAGGATTTCCTGCACCTTCTGTTAACCCTACACTGACAGAAACTATCTGTTTAGAGTTACGTATTTTTTCAATCTTAGATATAAACTCTACCGATGAGATATCCTCTCCTGTTGAAGAGTTTATATCTGTGATAACACCTGAGAAGGATATTTCATCCCCTGTGTTAACTATATTATCAGAAGCAAAACCCCCATCCTCTACTGGAAATTCAGTTACCCTAGAGTTTAATACCCTTGATACTTGTAATGTAGCATCCATAGAAAATGCTTCTTCATTTGTAATTATAGAAAAATACCTTATAGCCATATTAACTCCTTAAAATAAAACAGCTTGACTACTAGAATATAAATCCATCTCTCCTACTAATCTCCTACCGAACTCTTCTGGAGACTCCCCAGATGTTTGAGTTAATGTTATTTTATCTATATTAACTTGAGTATTAGATGTCTTGTTTGATGAACCATTACTTATTACATTTCTACCTAGTGAGTCTAATTTACTAGGTGTAGATAGTTTATCATATACCCAATTTAATCCCTCCATTAGCAAAAATAAAGGTAACGCTGTTCTTAGTAAGGATCTTAAAGCAAACCTCATTGCTAATAATCCTTTAGTAGCCACAGAAGTCCCTGTGGACATTGCAAAGAAACCTTTAGTCATTGCCATGGCATTTATAGCACCTGCTGCTAATTGTGCTGTCATACCACTAAGAGCTATTACTAGTTTAGGTATTAATAAAATACCTAGTATTCTAAAAGCCCATACTAAACCTTGACCTTCATCCATTCCTAATATTTGAGCTATGTTGTCTAACAACCTTAATGGAGCTGTAAGTACTTTTGCTAAAATAGAGAAACCAAATGTTAAACCTTTTAATGCAGGCGTTATAGCTTCAATCAATATAGCTGCACCTGAGAATATACTTTTTAGTAAATCTCCTAATCCCGCATTAGCAATACCCTCAACAGCCTTATCCTTGGCATTAATCATCCTAGTTTCTTCTGCGGATATAGAACCCATTGCAGCTAATAATGAACCAGATTGTTTACCCATATCACTAAGGTTTCTAGCTACTATCTCTGTGAATTTCTTAGCATCAACACCTGCTGTCTTAATAGTATCTTTAAAACTCTTACCATTCTCAGATAAGTGATCTTTAGCTGTAATACCCATCTCATTTAATGCTGCTGTTGCTGCACCCATAAAGGCGGGTACTTGGTCAACCACTTGGTTGATCTCTTGTGCTTGAACTACAGAACCAGAGATCATCTGTCTAAAACCTAGTAAAGCTAGTTTAGCTGACTCTGCGCTTGTAGCTGATGATGCTAAACCTTCTGTGAGGTTGGTGAATACTTGTTTAGCCTTTTCAGGATCAACGCCACCTGATATAGCAGCTACATTAAACGTAGCAAATGCCTTAGCTGTATCTTTATATCTAAGACCTAACCTCTCCGTTAATGCGTCAACATATTTTAAATCTTCTGCTGATTTAACTGCATTGCCAGATGCTAATAGAGATGCAACACCAATGTTCTCCATCTCTGCTGCTGTATTTTTAAGATGAGATACACCTGCCATAATAGCAAATACAGATACCCAACTTCTGGCCATATTCTTCAACGAATCAGTCATACCATTAGCGGCAAACTTATTAGCATTAAATCGTTTAGTTAGCTGGGCTGACTCTCTACCAACCTTAGTTAACTGATCTTTACTTCCTTGCAATGTCTTATTATAATTTAAGAAGGTGGCATCTGTTTTCTTAGTGGATTTAGCTAAATTATCTTGTGCATGTTTTAAACTTTTTAAGGTGTTCTCAACTCTAGCTATAGTGCCTTGAGTTTCTTTTCCACCTATTTTACGAAGTGTTTGTAACTTCTCTTCTGCTCTTACTTGAAGGCGTTGTAACTCAATGTTTCTATTCTGTCTTTCATTAACATTGATATTACCTGCACCAGCTTTTCTCCCATCTCTTTTTCTATTCTCTATAAGAGCTAGAGAGTGTGTCTTTTCTAAGGCTATCTCTCTTTTTTTCATAGCAGCCATCTCTGCTGCTAAATTATACTCTTTCTTCTTACTACTTAAACTATCCCTATTTATTCTTTTCTGATTTTCTTCTATTGCCTGCTGATGAGTCTTCTCTGCCTTCCTTTGTCTTTTTCTTTCATTATTCATCTCATTGGCTAAGGCAAGCTCATCTTTGTTAATACCTTGAGATTTCATCTTAGGTTTAACTTTCATATCCTTGTCGAAAGATGCAAACCTCTTTTCTAAATCTTTAAAACTCTTATTAAAATCCCTAAGGTCGAGTCCTAGCTTTACAGCATAATCATTATCACCTACCATATTAATCGCTAGCCTCTATCATTTATTAGGATTCTTTTCTTCTTGATCTTTTTCATGTGCTTGTACATAAGCACTTCTAGTTTCAATATATTCCATTAGGTCATATATCTCTGGGAGTGTTCTATCATATAGTAATGTTCTAACACACCTATCACCCTCTGGAGTGTGTTCACTAGATGCTAACCCATAAGCAATTCTTTTTGTAAGAGAGAGGGAAGACTTCTCTTCCACTAACTTCTCTATTCTTTTGACGTGTCTTCCGTAGTTGTCATTTTGTTCTTTAAAAGGATTTCTGAAAAAATGTCTGTTGTCCCCATCTCCAGAAATCCTTGTGTAAAAGTCTCTGGGGTTAAGCCATTCTCCTGTACACTCCAAATACATAAAGGGATAATCTTTCCTTTCTCTTTACCTTTGAAATCTTCTTCTAGGTTAACTGGTGCGCCATCTACATATAAACCAGTTAGTAACTTCTTAACTAAGTCTAATACATTTGCTTTACCCATAGACATATTTAATGCCTGTGCTAAATGTTTACCTATATCTAAATCTTTGAAATCTTCTCCTGTGAAAAGACCTCCATCATAAGCTGCACCTATAGGCAGAGCTAATAATTCCATTAGTTGTTGACCAACAGTAATGGAATCTGTTAAATTCATTAATTTGAGGGCATATTCTTTACCATCAAACTCTTTCTGTACTACACCTGCTTTACTTAAAGCATTCATTATAATCTCCTCCTACATACTAAGGGGCAAAAGCCCCTCCTATTTACCCAACAAATGAGCCTAAGTTATCAATACCTGCCTTAATCTCAGCAAGGATACCTACTTCATCTACGATACCTTCTGGTGTAACTAAGAACTGCATACCCTCTGCAAATATCTTCCAAGTTCTTTCACCATACTCTGCACTATAATCTAATGTAGGTGTAGCTTGGATATGACAATCAGATAAAAGAGCAATAGCACCACCTGATGAATCTTTAAATGTAAAAGACCCTCTAGTTTTAGTATTGTTAAGTTCTTCATAGTTAACCACACTTGATAATGCGATATCTGCTGGAGAACCAGCAAACACTGTTAACTCAAACATGCCTGTTCTATTAGGATTAACTGCAATAGCAGATTCCCCAAAAGCACCCACTGCTACGGTTGTTAGATCTTCATTACGAGAGATACTTGCAAAGTTACTTGCGACACCTGTAATATTAAATCCAAGGAAAGCAATCTCTACTTTCCTACTTGAATAAATTGGTAATGCACCTGCCATTATATCTATCTCCTATTAAGATTGGGCTTCATAAGTTAAGCTACCATTAATGTTTGCTATAATTTGAATAGCCCCTGCTAGATACATAGTTACCGAACCATTAAATGTACGTGCTGCCACTTCACCAAATGCAATGCTTGCACGTTTAGGGAAGTCAATAATATAAGCATTATCTTCTTGTAAGATATGTGGAATAACACCTCTAGATTTATATCTATCGAGTGTAGAAGTAATAACATTCTCAATAAGAGAAATACCTGCATCTGTGTAGATAATCTTCTTCTTATTAATAATAAGATTCTGTAGATTTTCAGTTAATCTGGCATCCAAGAAGTCTCTATCCCTAATAATATCTACGAAGAATGTAGCACCACCTGATACTGTACCTCTACGTGTAATACCTAATCCACCTACATTCTCAGTGAAAGAAGCATTCTTATTAGTTAGATTGGTTTTATCTGTAACAGATAAGTAGTTACCTGTTAGTGGATTTTTAGCTGCACCTAAGCTTTTAGATAAGTTACCTGCAATTACATACTTACCTGCATCTTGCGGAGCAAACATAGCTAGGTAAACCATCTCTGGGAACGTAGTATCTGCTGTGTGATGAAACCAATATGATGTACGGAATCTTGCATTCTGTTTTAACACAGAAGGAATATCTGTAGCACTCTCTGAATATACACCTAGATCAGCTTGATTCTGAGTAGACACCCAGTATTGCTTTTCAGTTGATTCAATGTATAGTGATAATGCTTCTACGAAAGCTACTGAGTGGTCACTAGAGGCTACAAAGTAGAAGTCATCATCTTCATCTCTAATAGCATCCATCATATCTGCTGCATCTTCTGTAGTAACAACAGTATATGTAAGACGACCTACGTCTGTGACTGCATAAGCTGCTGTACCAGTTTTAGACAATGTAATACTACCTGTGTCATCTACAACCGTAACACCTGTTGGTGAACCTAATGCTGTAACCAATGCTGTAGCAATAGTTGTAGCTGTTTCAGAACCAGTGGTAGTTGTAAACGTTGCTGTAGTAGTTACGTCTGCTGTATCAAATACTTCTAGTGTATAAGTTTGACCTGCTGATGTAGCTGCCTCTGGTGTGAATGTAATACTATCTACTTCCCTACGACCTACTTTAACTGTACTGGGGTTAATATCCTGTGAGAATGCTGCTGTCATTGCTGCATAAACATTAGAATCAGATGGGAAGTCATCTGTAGTAGGTTTAATTACATAAGAACGTGAACGCTCTTTAAACCATACGTGTGCATCTGTAAACATTGGTGTACCAAAGGATGCCCTTGATACTGCTGCAACATCGAGACTGATATTGACTGTTACTATCTGTTGATAAGACAAGTTGTTTCTCCTGTTCGAGATTTATTTAATTATGGGGTGGGGCATGTAACACTAATATCTATCTGTAAAGCGTTATCCTCTTCATCTGGATCTTCATCAACTTCACCAGTTAAAACTATTGTTTCTATAATTCCTGTTTCTATATCTGTCACTACATCTGCAATACCTACAGATAGATTAAAAGATGCCACTTCTAGGTAATCTGTTGCTAACTTCTGAGGGAGCGAATTAACATTGAATACATCTTTTAATCCTGCACCTGTATTAGTAGTTATAGCATCTAGTACACGACCTATTCTGAATCTACCTTTAAGATCTTGAGCTATAGATAATGAGTTATCTCCATATACTGTATATTGCAAAAGTAAGTTAAAATAGGATGCAAAGAATGGATTATCATTCTCATCTACACCTGTATTATTTAACCAACTGCCTGAGTCATCTATAGTAAGAATATCTACAGTGATGTAAGGTGTCTCAGGGATTAAATCTTTAGGTCTTTCTGTGATAACTGTGGGAACATTTTGACCTGATTTTCTATATGTACTTAAATGTTCTCCAACTTCCTCGCTTGCTATTCTTTTAAATTCTGTTAGAATAGCTTTAGTATTTATTGCCATTAGTTAGACCTCTGAGATGATCGTTTATCCTCTCTCACAAATAATGTTTTATAGTGATCAGCTCTAGACCCATGTCTTGCCCAATTAGCTACTTTAAATGCAATATAACTATTACCATCTATGGTTGTTTTATCTGCCTTGAGATTATTAAAAGGATCAGCTTCTTTAATAGGTGTCTTACCCAGCACGACTTGTACATCATTAGATGTAATACCATCTGGGAAGATAATCTGTTCAGATCCTTGTCTATAAGGTTGAATACTATATAATCCATCACCTATAATTTCAGGAGGGAAATCTTCAAACTCATCATTATCATTAAACTCCCCTCCTGTATGACGTTCAATGGTTAAAGGTGTTACAAATATTCTTGAACGCATCTATCCACCTACCTCGTTTACTTTATTATTATAAGAAGTCTTGTAAGCTGATTTAGATTTAAGTTCACCAGTATCTAATAGTGGAGTTGTGTTATCTCCAACGATAGGCATAAACAATCCAGCTTTACCAAATAGTTCAGAATACTCTTCCCTGAGAACAAGCCCTATCTCCATTAGGAAGGTTTCACTTGCTGAACCCTGTAGTAAATTCTTAGAGAACTTCTTAAACACTTTCTGAATCTTAGGGTTCTTTAAAAACTTCTTATTTTGTAATTGAGTGAAAGCGAATGCAGCTAGTGGGTTTTTGATGACACCACTATTTGTTAATCCTACAGACCACAACTTTAACAACTCTGTATGTGTTAAGTCTGAGCCTGTGTGAATACCGCTATCTTCAAAATGACCCACTTGTACATTATTCTTAGAAAGACTATTAAGATTTTTTAGTATTTTTTCTAAGTTTCCCTTTTTCTTTACTATCTTCGCTGTTATCACTTACATCTCCTTTTTCAACAAAGACTTCCTTATCTTCTAAGATGTTTCCATCCTTATCCTTAACTGTTCTTTTTATCATAAAATTAACCTATCTGAGTTAGAAGTGATTGTGGATTTATAACAGGATATTGTATCTTCCTGATTATGGAAATATATTCTAGTGTTACTCTTCATCTTGTAACCACCTTTAGGAAGGTAGGGGCAAAGATTAGGTAAATCATCTATAAACTCTCTCCATATATTCTTATTATCTGTAGAGAAATAATATTCAACACCATCAACCCTCTCTCTTGTGATGTTATCCCCATCTACAATATATAAAGAGTTATTCCTTATAGCTGCAACCTTTAATGACTTACATAATGCTTCAGAGTAATACTGCTCATCATCTTCTAGAATGTTATTACTAATAACATTCTCTGCTAGTGTTTTTAATTGACTCTCTTTTAATACATTAACATCTGGAGGTAGATATTCCACCAAGTCAGAAACTAACTCATCTATATTTATAATGGGCATTTACCCCTCCTTGCAAATAATATATTATTAATAACTCTACATAAGAACTATTAATAATATAGCCTCCAAAAAGGAGGCTAAGGCTTCTCTAACTATTAATCAGAAGAAGTGAAGTGCTGGATAAGCTCTGGGTACTTATTCATGTAAAGAACGTTTTGCTCTTCATACAAAGTAACACCTTCGCGGTCATGCTCTTTCATAAAGCCATACTTAGGCATTGCTACCATATCGTAGTAATCTTTATGTAAAATGGTAGAGTAGATACGTGCAAACATGTTAGTTGCGCCTACAGGAATCATAATACCATTATCTGTTGGAAGGAAAGGAGTTCCAGTTACACTATCTGGGACACGTACATAAGTAACACCAGTTAATGCAGATGTGAAGTGTCTACGCATAAATGATAAACTTTGCCCTTCGAAGTTAGAACGTGATACACCATAAGCTGTTAGATCTAATGGAGTTGCAGGGTTAAGTGCAAATACACCAGCAGCTACAGTTTGTTCTAAATCAAATAATTTATCGAACAATGTACCACCACATACCATGAAGACTGCTTGATATGAAATACCAGCTTTAGAAGCATTCTCTTGTAGTGCGTCTACTTTAGCATTAATCTTGTTAACAACATCGTCTGCTGCACTTCCTAGTAAGAGATCAGTAGCAACCGCTCGTGAACTGCCTACGATATCAGTGTGGAAGTTGTAAGATTTGGCTGCGCCACCTGCTGTATAGTTTGTATCTGCTGTAAGAAGTTGTGCATAAGACATTTCTTCAAACAGATTCCAACCGCGTTGCATTTTAACGGTTAATTCAGCTACACGATCTTCAATAGAGTATGCACCTTCCTCACCAAACTTACGTTTACCATAAACATCTGCAACAGAAACTTTACCACTAATTCCGAAAGAACCTGTACGGAACATTTTCTCTTTACCAGAATCTAGTGTAACCTTACCGCCGCCAACTTCATCAAAACGCTTACCAGATACTAACTGTTGGTTTTCGATGATTTCGTCATAGACTACTTTATCACTAATTTGGAAATGGTTCTCAGTCATGCCACTTAAAAGGGCTGTCATGAAGGCAGGTTGTACACCTGCTTTACGAGATACTGCTGATGTAACATCAACTAACTCAAAAGAATTACTCTCTGAGCGTACTGATTTATCAATAGATTGAACTTGCATATTTTAGTTATTCCTTATAAGTAAGTTGGAGTTACTACAGTAGCCTTAGCAGAAGTAGTAATACGTTGTTTTTCTAGCTGAGCTAAGAATAAGCCTTGAGCTGTTGCATCTGCACCATTCCAGATAATACCATCTGTTAGGATGTTAGCATCTCCACGATAGAGAACAGTCATTTTAGCGTCTGCGTCTGCTAGGTTTGTGTCTTCATAATTCAAACCTTTGCCTTGATACTCACCTACAGATAATGCAATAACACTACCATCTTTAAGAGGTGAATTACCTGTAGTAATAGCTGCTGCAATATCTTGTGCTACATACTTCTCGAATCGAGAGTTTGCATTAACCCAGATCAATGCCACACCGATATTATCTACTGTGCCTGTACCACCAACATCAACTGTTGCAAAGCTATTATCAACAGCATTTTCATTTGAATAACTATCTTCTGCTACTAGCAAAGAAGATAAAAGTTTACGACTTACTGAAATATCCGGCATTATTATTATGCTCCTTCTTGTAATTTAGCGACTTTTTCTGCGATTTTCTCATTAAGAGATTTCTCAACGTCTTGTTCTGGTTGACCTTCATAGCCAAGCTCTTTATCAATTTCTTGATCTTGTTTAGCAGCTTTCTCTACATCAACCTTAGTTGTATATAACTCTTCAAATGCTTTGGTTAATTCAGTGCGCTCTTCTGCACTAACACCTTGCATAGCATCTACAACTTTATCTACATTAGATAAATTAAACTTACTTAATTCTGCACCAAGTTCTTTACTAACGAGTGCTTTTTTAAGTGTTGCAATTTCATCTTGCGCTTTTTGTAAAGCACTGGTTTCTTGATCTGACATTTCGTTTCCTTTAGTCAAGTTTTCATCTTCCCCTGCATCACTCTTGACAGAGGAGAGGGATTGGGCATCACCACCTTGTTTATACAAGGGAGTAAATTCTTCACCATACTTTTCTAGTAGGGCTGTTTGTTCTTCTGTTAAATCTTCTTTACACGTATATCTATTCTTTAATAAGATAGTTTCCATACCAGAAGCAGCGAATCCTTGGGACTCATCTGTCATTGATATTTCAGATATATCTAAGTCATAAAGATTAGCCTTCGCTTTGCCATTAGATTCACTCATCTTCTATCTCCAATTTAATACCTTTAGCTCCGAAAGATGGTGCGCCTAATACACCAGATTTTTTATCTTCCCAAGCTAACTTATTATTCCATTTAGCAGATATAAGAGGAGTACCCGCTTTAACAAATTTATTACCTAATGTAGCATCTACTTCTTGAACCCAAGCTCTTTGCCAAGTAAAAGTGTTAGTCTTGTGTGCGTGGAATAAACCAGATGGTAATGTACCTTTATCAATCTTCTGATTAATATTATCTACAGCTTTTCTAACCTCTTCTAATGATATAGTATCTCCATGTAGATCAACTTCACCAGCAGGTCGCCAGATAGGTTCAATAGAGATCATCTGCTCATCGTTGAAATCTTTAAGTAATTCAACTTCTTTCTTTTTAAAATACTTATCTAAGAAAGAAAATAAACTCTT